GTCTAGCTATCGAAACTGAGGGTGGTAATATCAAGCCTGAGAATATTGTACAGCTTCGTACACAGTTCGATGTTGTCAAGGCACAGTTCACTAAACCGCCTCTGATCGAAACTGGTGACTGGCAAGTTATTCAATCACAGATCGACACCCTTGATCAACTCTTGACAACACTAGAGAAATACGACGAGAATACCCTAGCTGCAACTAAGGCTGAAATCCTAGAACCTATCACTAAATCCTTGATGCTTCAGGCTAAGGAACTAGGACAGACAGACCCAGTACTTGCAGCTGCATTATTGTCAGACAAAGTTGATTGGTCAGCTTATGTATCAGGACGTTACCCACAGATTCTAGCTACACTAGACTCCATCGAAGCTGAGGATACTGTTTACACTGATTTGTTTGCAGCACCACAAACTATCATAGAAGGTGATCTTCCCCCAGAGCCTACTATAGATAACTTACATGATATTGACGAAGTTGAAAAGGCTACAGATCGTAGTGACAAGGCTCGTTTAGATTCCATCTCATTCGCAGCTATTGAACGTATTGGTATTATGAATCCAACTATGATGGATCAACCAGAACACCGTACTAATTTCTTAACTGGTGTTGGTCAGGCAACTGTCAACATTGCAACATCACCAACATTGTTTAAAACTGAAACAATGAATCTTGTCTATAATGATGACACATACTCTAAACTAGCCTTGATCCGTAATCTTGACCCTGAGAAAGCTGAGATTGCAAGCAACCGTCTTATTGATGCGCTTCAAGCACAGTTTAACATAGCATCTACAACTATTTCAGGTGCTATGCAGTCATCATACTTTAAGATTACAGGGCTGGGTAAGATTGAGTACGATCTAGATGCTCGTGTAGACACAGGTCAGATTCGTATGGATCGTGCTGTTCTTCCTCTTGTCAAGACAAGTGCATCTAAGTACTACAACGGTGATGTAACAGCTATGTTGGCTGATCGTGGTCGTCGTGTACCTACTTTTGAACGTAGTCAGATTGAGAATGCTGGTTTTAAATTTAACACAGCTTTCCAAGATTACCGTAAAGTACAAAAGAATGCAAGAAGCCTAGATTTTTATATCAGTAACATGAAAAAACTAGGAGTAGATACTACAACTATCGAAAGTTTAATGGTTCAACCGACAGTAATTGGAGAACCTACAGGTGATTTGGGAACAAGAACTAATCCATTCCAGATTTTCTGGTCAGATGAAACAGATACAGACGAAAGATTATTTGCTTCTATTGATGATGGTCAGTACTTCATTGGCCCTGATGGTAACACCTACGTCAAGGGACAACAGTGAAATGGCAGGTATCAACTTAGAAGGTAGAGCACAGATAGTTGTAGAACGTGAACGTGCTGAGGTTGTCTCTACCCTAAAGGATATGCTTGAAATATCTCGGCGGTCAGCTGAGGAAGCTGGTGTAGCTAGACAAGATGCAGGTATCACTCAGTCTCTACAGACACCTGAACAGGTACAGGAAGGTATTCAGTCGGCTAGACAAACTCGTATGGTTGATATAACTGACACAGAGCAGGGTAAATTGTCATCACCTGAACCACTCTTCGAGATGGCTCGTCAGGTTCGTGAAGAGGATATTCAAGAAACACCACTAGATTCTGACCCTCGTGCTACAAGCCCACGTCCAATGTTACGTCCTACAGTAACAGTAGACAATGCGAGAGAAGCCGCTGTTGATCAGTTAAAACTACATGAAGGTTACAAACCGTATCCCTACAAAGACAGTGTAGGTAAGTGGACAATAGGTATTGGTCACTTGATTGGAGATGGTAGTGATGAGGCACTAGCCAAAAGTCCTTATGCAAATTTCTCTGAAGAGAACCCTATGCCAGAGGATGAGGTTCAATCATTGTTTGATAAAGACTATGAAAAACATGCCCGAATTGCAGAACAATACCCTGCTTATGAAAAACTAAACGAGACAGGTAAACTTGCTCTTATTGACATGACCTTTAATATGGGTGACCTAAGAGAAGGCTGGTCAGGAACTCTTAAACTTCTTGAAGAGGGTCGTTATGAAGAGGCTGCTGTTGTCATTGAAAACAGTAAGTACGCACGTCAGGTAGGCAATAGAGCAAAGACTGTTGCCTCACAAATAAGAGCAGCAGGAGAATGACTAATGCGTATCCTACTAGCCCTTCTCCTAACATTATCCCTAAGTAGCTGTGGTATGCTAGGCGCAGCATCATCACTCTTAGGTGGTGGTAGTAAAGGGCCAACGGTAAATGCTAACGTACAGGCAGGTGCTGAGAATAATCAGTCTGTCATTGACCAGAGTTCTGACATATCAGGAGAGAATGTAACAGTAGATAAATCTTCAGGTGCCTTTTCTGTAGGAGGTGCCGTAGAATCCGTTAAGGTTATGAACCAAGATATACCGACATGGGTTATAATCCTGCTAATCTTAGGCTGGATGCTACCTTCCCCTAATGAAATCTGGAGGGGTTTCTTAAAGACTATAACACTAGGACGGTACCGTGGCTAAACGTGCAGACAAATCAAAGATGAAGTGTAACTCACCTCAACGTACCTCAGGGGGTTCGAAGAAGTTCGTTGTCAAAGCCTGTAAAGATGGCAAAGAAAAGATCATCCGTTTCGGTGATCCTAACATGACTATCAAGAAGTCAAACCCTAAGCGTCGAAAGTCATTTCGTGCTAGACATAAGTGTGATACAGCCAAGGATAAGTTCACGGCTCGTTACTGGTCCTGTAAGAAATGGTGATTGAAATGATGGAGACTGTTGACTTGGTCATGCAATGGCTCGTAGCACCTATTGCTCTTGTTGTCTGGTATCTGTTTACTTCCTGTAATAAACTCTCAACTGAGGTGGCTGTCTTGAAAGCACAACTAGAAGCGTCTAAGACATCCTATGATCGTGAGATGAAAGAGATGAAAGAAACGATCAAGGCGATCTTTATGAAGTTGGACAACATAGAGCAAAGCCTAAGGGACAGGTAATATGCCAATCCTAGAAACCATTGCTGCCGCTAATGCTGCTTACAGTGTCATACGTAAGTGCCTAGAGAACGGCAGGGAAGTAAAGGATATGGTAGGTCAGGTGGGTAAGTTCCTGACCGCTGAGGAAGAGTTACAAGAGGCTGTCAAGAAGAAAAAGAATAATCCTATTACAGCTATAACAGGTGGTCAGGAAGGGGACTGGGAAGAGTTCCAAGCATTAGAACGCATCAGGGAACAACGTCGTGAATTGGAGTCTTGGTGCAGACTCTATGCTCCCGCTGGGACTTGGGCGAGGTGGCAAAGCTATCAGGTCGAAGCTCGTAAGAGAAGACAGGAAGCTAAGAAAGCAGCACAGAAAGCCTACGAAAAGAGAATGGAACAGATACAGATAACATCTGGTATACTCCTAGCGGTCACTGTCTGTGTCCTTGGGATATACTATCTAGGTGTCTATCTAGAGAGGTGGTAAATGCCAGTATACAAAGTGAAAGGTGGGTACCGTTGGGGTAAGACAGGAAAAGTCTATAGAACCAAAGCCGAAGCAGAGAAACAAGGACGTGCTGTATATGCTTCGGGCTACAGGAAAAGAGGGGCAAAGAGAAAGAAGGATGGCTAAGAAACCTAAGCGTGATGCTTGCTACAAAAAAGTAAAGGCCAGATACACACGCAACGGTGGTACTTGGCCATCAGCTTATGCTAGTGGTGCTCTTGTTCAGTGTCGTAAAGTAGGTGCTAAGAATTGGGGCAATAAGAGTAAAAAGAAATAAAATGGCTAAGACTAAAAATTCTCTAAGGACTTGGTTCTCTCAGAACAAAGGCACAGGATGGGTCAACTGTAAGACAGGTGGGCCTTGTGGACGTAAAGACAGAACTAAAGGTGCCTACCCTGCTTGTCGTCCTACAATGGCTCAGTGTAAGAAGGGGCCAATGAAACGGAAGACAAGCAAGAAGAGGGTAAGCTGGAAGTAATTAAGCTGGTTGTCGTTTCTCCCAAGTGACACACTGATAATCTACCACAACGAAACCAGCAGCTTCAAATGCTTCAATGCCACCCCCGATCTCAAACATACACTGTTTCTCTGTAGGTAAGATACTTCCAGTAGACTGAACTTTACACATGGACATGTCTTGCATACAGACTAAGAGCAGGGGTGTAAACAACATTTTAACTTCCTTCCATTTCTTGGATTAGTTTGTCTAGGTACCACCTAGCTTTCTTCAGGTCTTCTACAGGTTTCCCTTTGTAACGATACCGATGCATATACTTTTTCGTATTACCTTCTAGGTAACCTAGGTACATCATGGTATCCATGTTGTCCTTCATATAATCAATACACTCAATAGACCCATCTCCATAGTGAGGTGGGTTATTTATTAGGTCACCCATCTCACTGTCAGTAAAGAACTCCATTTGGC